CGACATTCAACGGTCGAGGTATGAAAGCATCCACTTCGAAGAAGAGACCGGGCACATCTGCAAGCGCTCCGGCTTTTTCGAATACCCGCTTGTGGTGAGCCGTTGGGACCGCGACGGCCTTTCTCCCTACGGTTCGCCTCCGCAGGCAAAGCTTATGGGAGATATCAAGAGCCTCCAGAGCCTTGCCCGGGATGCGCTGATTGCGAGTTCTCAGGCTGTGCGCCCTCCCATTGCGACACACAGGGAAGAGCGGCAGCTTGACCTAAATCCAGGCCGAACCAATCCGGGGTTGATCGATGAGCAAGGGCGGCCGTTGTTCCGACCGATGATTGATACGGTGAACCCAGGTGCAGCGGATAACCAGATTGAGAACATCCGCGAAAAGCTGCGGGTCGGGCTCTACGGCGACTTGTGGCAAACGCTCTTGGAAGGGAACGGCCGCACGGCGACGGAAGCGAACATTCGCCGCAAGGAAATGGCCGACATGATCGGGCCGTTTTCAACAAATGTTCTGGCGGGGAATGAAAACCTGTTTGACCGTGAGATAGGCATACTTGGCCGCCGCGGGGCGTTCGAACCTGGTTCGCCTTTGGCTCCTCCAGAAGCTCTGGCCGACAGTGAAGTGACGCTGAAGAGCACGGCGCCAATCGACCAGATGCGGGAAGCCGGGCATTTCGAAGCCATTATGGGCTTTCAAGAATACCTGGGAGCGGCTGCCTCTGCTGATCCGGCTGTTATGGATCTGGTCGACCGCGAAGAAGAGTTCGACCTTGCCCGCCGCTCGCTCGGCCTGCCGGCCAAACTGCGGCGATCGGACGAAGAGGTGCAGGCGCTCCGGCAACAGCGCGCGCAGTCGCAGCAACAGCAAGAGCAACTTGCGGCAGGTGAAAGCGTGGCACGCATGGCCAAGGATGGCGCACCACTCTTGAAGGCACTACAGGAGCAAGGAGGTGGCGTTGGTGTGGCGTAGCCTCCGGCGTATGGCGCCAAAACGAAAACATCGCGGAAAGGAATTGGAACGGGCCTATCGGTCCGTTTTTTTGTGTCCGGAAGGTGAAGCGGTCCTCGCCGATCTGGCGGCCGAATGCGGCATGTACCAAGCGCCGCCGGTTGCGCTCGATATGCGGCAAAGCGGTTACCTGGACGGCCGAAAGGCAATGTTCGCCCGGATCCTTTCCATGATCCGCATTCCACCGGAAGAGCACGCAGCTTTGCAGGAAGCCGCCCGGCTGGAAACTCTCCCAACATTTGGACATGAAGAGGATTGAAATGGTCGATCAACCGGACGGAACCGGCGCACAGGCAGGGGTACAAGGCGCGACCGACGGCGGCGGCGATGCGGCAGCCTTCTTGGCTACTCTCAATGATGACAACCGCGCCATTGCTGCAGAGAACGGATGGCAGGGCGTTGATGGTGTCTTCGCTGGCTATCGTGGTCTGCAAGAGAAGCTGAATGGCTCTGTGTCCATGCCGGGGGCGGACGCAAGTCCCGAACAGCAGGCCGAGTTTTATAGTCAAATTTCGGCGGGGTGGACGCCCAAGGACGGCTATCGTTTCAACATGCCGGGCAATCTGCCGGAAAATTTTCCTTACGATCAGGACTTTGCCAAAGAGGCGGGCACCTGGTTTCAGGAAGCGGGCCTGCATCCGTCGGCGGCACAAGTGCTGCATGACAAGTGGGTTGGCAAAATGACGGAACAGTTCTCGGCAAGCGAGCAATCCGCCAATGACGCCGCACAGAAACAGGCAGAAGCGGTGGAAGAAGCCCACCGGGAGCTTGTGAAAGAGTTCGGCGAACCGTCGAGCGATGGCTATCAAAATGTCATCGCCAAAGCTGGCCGGGCTCGCGAAGGGCTCAAGGCTGCCGGCATCGACCTTGCAGACTGGTTTGCTGAAAAAGGCATTCTGACGGAAGCCGATGAAAACGGCGATCAGCGAGTGGCGGACGCGAAAGCGGTGAAGCTACTCGCCTTCATTCACGACAAAGCATTGTCTGAAGATGGCCTGGGCAACTTGGGTGCCGGCGCGAATGGGGTGAACCCGTTCGACAAGGATAAGCCCGATCTCAAAACACAATCCGAGCTGCTGGAGAGCAACCCGGCGCGCGCACGGCAGTTGATTGAAGCCGCCGGCCGCAACCCGAACCTGTTCGGTCTCTAATCTCTAGAAAGGTAGAGAATGACAACTGCAATTTCCGATATCGTGGTGCCGCGCGTCTTCACGCCTTACATGGCGGAGAACAAGCCGGCCAAGCTCATCATGCTGGAGAGGTCCGGCATTCTGGCCGCTCCGGCCGAAGAAATCGCGAAACGCTTCACCTCTGGCGGCAATCAGATTGAAGTGCCCTATTGGGAGGACCTGGACGATACTGAGCCGACTGTGATCAGCGACAGCGACAACAAGATCACGGCCAGCAAGATTACCGCCAGCGACATGAAGGCGTACAAGCACCGCCTGGCGAAGAAGCACGGCGCCAAGACCGTTGCCAGCTATGCTGCCACCGGCCACGGCGACAGCGCAATGAACCGGGTCGCCGAGCGGATCGGTGCTTATTGGGGCCGGCGCAAGGAAGAACGCATCATTGCCACTGCTGAAGGCGTCATTGCTGACAACGTGGCAAACGACGGCGGCGACATGGTGTATTCGATCTATTCGGATGTTGGTTCACCGACTGCCGCGAACCGGATCAGCTATCAGGCAATCAACCGTGCCCGTCTGACCATGGGCGAAAACCTGGACGACCTGCGCGTGATCGCAATGCACAGCTTCGTCTATGGCACCTTGCTCGATGATGAGAAGATCGAGTTCAAAAAGCCGTCCGAAGCTCCGTTCGAAGTGCCGTACTATGCCGGCATGATGGTCATTCATTCCGAAATGATGCCGGTCACTGCCGGCGCAAACTCGGATGAATATTCGTGCTTCCTCTTCGCCCCGGGCGCTTTCATGCACATTGACGAAGTGCCGAGCCGCCCGACGATCTACGGCAACGAAGGAACTGAAATCACCCGAGATCCCGACATCGGCGATGGCGGCGGTGCGGACTTCCTGACCACGCGGCGCTTTGAGCTGATCCACCCTGCCGGCATCGACTTCACCGCAAACTCTCTTGCCAAAAGCCAGGGCGCTTCGCTGGCTGAGTTGCGCAATGCGGCAAATTGGGATCGGAAGTACCAGCGCAAGAATGTGAAGTTCGCCTGCCTCAAGGTGAACATCTAAGCGCCGGCCGGCAAAGATTGAGGACTGAGAAATGGGCGGCGTTGGCCGCCCTTTCTCTTTGCAATGAGGGTGTCCGAATGGATGAAATCGAGAAGCGTCGGAAGGCGCACCTTGCCAGGCTGCAGAAGAACCATGCGGCCGATTATGAAGAGCGTTTTGACAAGGGCAAATCGCGCGACCAGGAGCGGCGGGAAGCACTGAGCGATGCCATCTCGGCCGACTGGAACGCGAAGAACAAGGCGCGGTCCGCCGAAAAGGCGCCGGAAGCGGGGAAGCCGTTACCGGAAGGTTGGCGTGATGCCCACTGGAAGACGCTTCAGGCCATGGCCGCAGAGTTTGCGGGCATCGAGACGAAAAACAAAGACGAAAGCCTGAAGGTTCTTGAAGCCTATGAGGCGAATTTGGCGGAAGCCTCGGTCGAATAACCACCCACGGTAAGGCGGCTCTTTATGTCCGGCACGGTCAACACCTCCGTTGAAATGGCGAACCTTGCGCTTGCGCATCTGAAAGAAGCGCCCATTAGGGATTTCGATTTCTCTTCCGTGGCTTCGCGCTGGATGCGGAACCACTATGCCGCCCATCGGGATGCCTACATGGCGATGCACGATTGGGATTTTGCAACGGAGCTAGTCAATCTGCCGGCCGATGCAAGCAAGCCGCCTTTCCGCTGGTCGTACCAATATCGGAAGCCGAGCGATGCTTTGCGCTTTCCGCAGCAGACGGTAGACGGCCGCCCAGACGGAGCGATCATTCGTCATGAAGTGGTCGGGCAATGGATCATGACCGATCGGTCGCCGCCATTTCCATTCCGCTACATCCGGCGGGTGACGCGGGAAGCTGAGTTCTCACCACTCTTTGTGCATGGCTTCGGGCTCTTCCTAGCCTCCGGCTGCGCCCACGTAATCACCGGCAAGAATAGCCGCGCCGAAGCCTT